CTTCAGGGTCGCGGGATTGCAACGTGCGCCGTTCTAGGTCTAGCGTTTCAGGGAACCAAGGATTGTCGTTCCAGTTAATCTTTTGGACTATGGCGTTTTCTGGTTGGTGCTGAATAAACCGTTGGTAAGTAGCATCGCTTTCCAGTTCCGGGTTAAAAGAAACCCATATTTCGCTGCCTTCTTTACGAATGGTAGGAATAAGCACGTCCCAGCTACGGGCAGATACCGTTTGTGCTTCTTCCACCCAGCATACGTCAATACCTTCAAAACTCTTTACGTTGGCCACGTTGTTCTTCAGGCCTACAAAGTTAAATTCGCTGCCGTTTCTGCCCCGTATAGTGCGGTCGGTTATTTCGTAGAAGTCGGTTAGGCCTAAACTTGCTATTTGGTCGCTAAGTAACTTGTGTACCGAATCCCGTATAGAAGTTTGGAATTCACGGGCGCATAGTATGCGTAATGGGTTTTTAGTGGCTAATATTAACAAAGCACGGGCTATCCCCCAAGACTTTGCGCCCCCGCGCCCACCCCAAAGCACCTTGTACCGGCTTTTTTTAAATAAGCATTGCAGCTTAACGGGGAACTCAACTTCCGCTAGGTTGGCCATCTTTAAATACTATTTGGAAACCTTCAATTGCTGAACCGTCAGGGTTGGCCAATTTTGTAGTATTTGTTTCACCCCAGCCCATTTGCGCTTTTGTCCACCAGATCATGGCGGTCGTGTCACCAGCTTGCGCCTTATTAAATAGTGACTTGGCTATGGATGCCGATGCCGTGGCCTTACCAAGCGCTAATTCAGTCCCGTAGTATTTACGCAATGTTTTGTCACTTATGCCAATAAGCGCCCCAATTTGCTCTTGTGGCAGCCCTAATCCCGATGCCTGTTGCACCTGAATTCTTGTCTTTTCGGTTGGTTCGTGTTCTTGCATCTTTTTATAGTCGGAAGATAACTAAAAGTTATTAAAAAATCCTTTGTTATATCAAATACTTACAGTTTCCCGAATTCTTGCCCGGTTTCGGCATGAACTGCTTGTTTTCCGGTAAATTCTTGCCACCGCTTTATTATGACATCACAGTATTTTGGGTCAAGTTCCATCAGTCTAGCATCACGGTTTTGTTTTTCACAAGCAATTAATGTGCTTCCAGAACCACCAAATAAGTCTAAAACCATATCTCCTGCTTTAGATGAATTTGTAATGGCTCTTTCAGGTAATTCCACAGGTTTTTGAGTTGGATGATAATTATTTTTAGATTCTTTTTTTAATTCCCATACTGTTTTTTCATTTGTTGGTCCGTACCAAGCAGGAGAACAACCATTTTTGTGCAAGTACATACATGGCTCAGAATTTGGAATATATTGAGACATAAATGCCCCAAGTCCAGACTTTACTTTGTACCATTGTATTACTGCTCTAAGTTTTAATGGCAATTTGGATAACGCAGCATAAGTCTCAATTGATTTACCGGAGGCATACCAAACATAAAAAGCAGCACCATCTTTAGTATTTGGTATAGCTGCCATTAAAGCGCCATAAAACAAATCGGTTAGATCATCGCCTTCTAAAGTATCAGCAATAATTCCTTTGCGTTTCTTTTGATTATGTCCACCTTCGTAAGATACGCCATACGGAGGATCAGTAAAAACTAAATCTGCCTTTTGATTTTCTAATAAAGTGTCAACTGCATCTATACTTGTAGAATCCCCACACATTAGCCTATGGTTGCCGAGCACCCAAATGTCCCCCAGCTTTGTTTTAGGCTCCTCAGGTATCTCAGGTACGGCATCCTCATCTGTTAGCCCCTCAACCTGTTCTGGCGCTAGTAAGGCGTCTAATTCGTCTTTATCAAATCCTAATAGTTCCAACGCAAAGCCATCAGCCAATAATTCATCCAACTCAATTGTCAATAAGTCTAAATCCCAGTCCGCATTTAACGCCAGTTTATTGTCCGCAATAACCAAGGCTTTCTTTTGCGTTTCGGTTAAATGGCTTATCTCAATGACCGGAACTTCAGCCATTTTTAACTTTCGGGCAGCCATTAGCCTTCCATGCCCCGCAATAATACCTTTTTCGCCATCCACCAGTATTGGGTTCGTCCACCCAAATTCTTTTATGCTTGCAGCTATTTGGGCTACTTGCGCATCGGAATGTGTGCGTGAATTATTGGCGTAAGGGATTAAGTCTTCGACTTTAAACTGCTGGATTTGCATCGGTCGGCGCTTGTTCTACTTTTTGAACAGGTAACTGCTCATTAGCTGTTTTTGTTAACTTTTGGATTAACAATTGCATATCACGCACTTTATGTTCTAGCGCGGTGATGATTAGGTTTACGTCTTGTACTTCGTGTTTGAAATTAAACATTTTTACTCCTAGTTAAAAAAATTGTTGGTTCTGGCCTCCCAGGACTTGCACCTGAAACTAACTATAAGCCAGAGATTGTGGAATTGCACCACGAGCTAATCGTCTTACGACACCAACAAGAATGAGGACTAGATCATTGTTACCTTGTGCACAGGCTTCTCCCCAATCCTCATATTTGTTAGCCCTGCTTGTGTCTTCTTCCCGGGCCTTTTTTAGTGGCTTTTGGGTTCTTTCCTGATCGCCATTTCATGAATAAATGTTCATCCACACCCATAGCGACTAATAAATGTACGGCTAAATTACTCATTTTCTAATAAGTTCAAAATATACAGACAACAATGCGCCAACATATAAACCCAATCCAGCGCCAACAAAAATACAAAATATTTGCCATTCTTCGCTCATTTTTGTTCCTCTAAAATATATTTATTCCACGAATTATTCAAGTTTTCAACAATACTTGCATGATTTCGCACTTCAAGATTTTTGTCATTAAATGGGTATTCTCCATTCCACCCTTCTCCTGATGATCTAAAACCTTCATAAAACCCTTCTGCAAATGCTTTTTCTAAAATCAATTTTAATTCTTCTTCAGTCATTTCTTTTTAGCGTCTTTCTTGGCTGCTTCACGCTTTTCGCTGTATGCTATGGCCACGGCCTGTTTAACGGGTTTACCGGCTTTTACTTCGGTTTCGATGTTCTTTTTAAATGCTTCTTTTTTGGTTGATTTAATTAACGGCATCTTCTGACTCCTCTATAAAACAAATGTCTTGCCATGATAATACTAATAACTTATCGTCACCATCTTTAAAGTTGTGGTATTTTAGATACTCGTCTTTGTAGTCTTTGGCCAACGTGCCGAAATATACCTTATCGCCTACTTTTAAGCCTTCCTCGGCTGCTTCATCCCCCACGGCCACTACATACCCAACCGTGTCCACTTCGGCCGTTTGAACGTACAACGCGCTTTGTATGCGCGGTATTGGCTTAACAATTAGTTTGTCTTTTATGGGCTTCATATACGGGTTACCTTTCTGGGGCGTCCACCCTTGTTTTTCTGTTTTTCTATGGTTACAACTGGTATTTTTGCAAATTCTTCCTCTAATTCGGCATTTGCAACCAAGTTTTCTATTGTGTCTGGCAAGTCGTAATGGGCTAGGGCGTGTTCACCGCACCATTCGCTACCATGCCTATTCTGGTACACCGGGTACCTACGGCAACTTCCTATGTTTAACGTTGGGTTTTGTATAAAAAACCGGCAACTACTACAATCGCTCTTAGTCATTTCAAGTCCTTATTACTTGGTTTGATTAGAAGCGCCCCTTAGACCGTTATCTTTGGGGCGTTTCGCTTTTTACATATCTTGAACGTGGGGCATACGCTCGTGGCTGTAACAGTCGTGTTCCTTAGAACCTGTGTTGAATTCACCAGTACGGCCGTCATTCTTACCCATGTGGCTCATTTCACGGCTTCCGATGCCGTCCATTTTGCCCATGCCAACGCCACCAACTAGCTTTGCCTTGCGCTCACCAGACATATCGCTAGATGTAGCGCCCATTGGTGCTTTAGCGCCAGTTACGCTAGGCACGCCTTTAAGGCTGTTTGGGCCTTTTTCGCTACCCATTTTTTCGCCTGTACGGTCACTAGACTTTGCGCCTTTTGGTAATTTCTCACCGCTTTCTGCTCTTGTTGAATACATGATAATCCTTAAAAATGTGTTTTCTTGCAAGAAAAACTACCGAAGTAGTCGTGCCATTTTATCCGATTATTCTTTATTTTCAACAAATATTTTATAGGCTATTACCACCCAAATGGCCAAAAGCGTGACTATTCCCCCAAGGCAAAGTATGCTAATTAATAAGGCAAGTTCAAGCATTTAGGCGTTCCAATAACTTATCGGCCATAGAAACGGCTATGTCTACCAGTTCTTCTGGTTCCCAGTTTTCGTCAAGGGCTAGTGCTGCCAACAACCCTTGTAAGGCCATAGCGGCTATCATTGTGCGCATCTCATCCATTTTTAGCCAGTAAATTTACTGCCTTTAGTTTCTTACTGTTGCCGTCAAATATAAAATCAACGTTGTGGTCACCGTAAATTGAAAACTTTAGATAACCGCTAGAAGTTTGCTCAAATATTACGTTTGCAGATACGGCAAAGTCTTGGCTTTCTTGCTTAACCCGGTAAATGCTGTTGGCGTCCCACGTTGGTTTATCGCAAGCCACCCATTCGGTGTATATCTTTTGTTCAATTAGAGCACCATCTGCCCATTTTTTAATCAATTCTGCGTGTTTGTGCTTCATGTGTTTTTTTCCTTCAGTTTAGCTTCTATTGCTTTTGCTAATTTAGTTGGAAAACCTGCGTTTTTTATTACCAAATCAACAATTTGCTCATTAGTTAACCCTACCCATTCTTTAGTTTGTGGTGTGTTCTTACATTTTTTATCCAATTGACAACTTATTGACCAACATCCTCTTGGGTCTTTATCGCACACAGGCTCATCCTGCTCTTGCTTTACTTCTTTAGTCATGTGTTTTCCTTAAAACATTGCTGACCGTTTGGGCATACATTGAACATCAATAATAATGTCCGTCATAAACCCGCTGACTATGCGTTTGCTC